CCAAAAGTATTTCGGATTTTCAAAAATGGACATTTATAAATGTCCAAAATCGAGTTTTCCAAAATAATCTTGGATTTTCGAAAAATATGTGATTTGTCTTCACTCAAAGTGAACGTTTTTTCACTATTTTTAAAATGGTTCCTTACATATTGTAGTGAATGGGTCTTTTTCTTTAAGTATAAAATATAATTTATTATATTAAAAATCATATTTTGAAAATTTAAGTAGCGTACATAAGACCCGCGTTGCCACCAACAAAGACAACCATATTGACTCTCTCTTCCATCACATATAAATCATAATTGTATTCATAAATGCGCCAAGACGGCTTATTTACACCTATTATTTCGCCCGTATCTGGATTGCAAATGGTCAATACCTGAGCATAAGGATCCGTTGGCGGATTAATTGTTGAAAACTCAAATTCAACATTTGTAAATCTGCTCATATTCATAGCACCAGATGGCTGTAGCGAATAAGGCGACGTATCTAAACAAAAATTATAGCAATATAGACCATCAGGAGCAAAACCATCTGTCCTCGTGTATTTTTCAACATAATTATAAACTCCGGCAGGCAACATATTTTCTCTGTATTGCCCATCCAATAAAATACCCAATGACACCAAAATTTGCTTCAGATTTTGCTGATTATAAACACCTGTTATTGCCAATCCTGATAAAGTACCATCGGGGTTTGTTCCAGGTCCAATAAATGGTGGAGCTGGAGGTCCTGATGTGTCAGGATTCGGATAGTTACCAGCAGCAGGAGCAGGAGTAATATCAAGCGGCATATAATTATACGGCCAATTTGTATAATTAGACCATTCATTCCTCAAATTAACATCGCTTCTTTGAAAATAAAACATCCAGCTAATTACCATACCAATAGAATCTATTTGCACCTTATTTTGACCAGTGATATTATAATAAGGTTTCTCATACACTTGCTTAATTAAATATTTCTGCTCGTTTTTAGCAAACAACATAGATTCGTCATTAGAGAGAAAACAATAAGTACAATTTAAATTAATATCCGCATTCCAATTCACTCTTGTATCAACATAAGATGTGGGTCCAAGTGTTTCATCTGGTGGCGTCTGTAAAAATCGATAAAACTGCATATAATATTGATTAAAATTGGGCGCAACATATGGAAAATTATTGTTGTAATCCAATACATCACGAATCCTAAAAAGCTGATTAATTGGTTTAAATGTGACACTTATTTGTAATTCATTGTATTGTAAAGATACCAAAGGAAACGCATTTTGCGTTCTAAGGTTAAACCAAGCACCGAGCGGAATATACAATACTTTTCCCATAATAGATGGTTGAGCACCAGCCGGATTTGGCGACCCATCAGGTAAACTGGCATAAAACGCGTTTGGATATGAATTCACGTGAGTACCCGCATTTCCAGGGTTATTTAATTCAGGAACATTACCAATCATAGTATCAAATAATGCTCTTTTAGAACCAGTATAATCTCTTTGTACAGATGCTAATATGTAGCGACCTGAATATTCTTGTAATTTCTGATTACCGCAAGTAATCGTAATTCGGTCAATCATCTGAGCACCAATATTGTCTATCCATTTGAATTCATATGGCGCCCAATCAGTATACACAGTTGAGCCATCTTGTTGAGGAACAGCTTGAGGAGGAAAAATCGGACTCCAAATTGTCGGTAAAGCTACAGAAATATAGCAGTCCATCAATAAATCCGCATATCTCTTAACCTTAAATACAAATGTAGACTCAGTTGTTAGGTTTAGTGTTGGTGTACCTTCATAATCTAACCGGAAATTTTGTTTTCCGAAATTCGTATATTTTTTATATGTCGACTTCCAGAATGTCTTCTCTGGGTTTCCATTTAATATAATATTTTGTTGTCCTTCTGAAACAAGGTTTAAAAGACCGCCTGCCATGCTATGTATAATATATAGGTATAAATATTATTTAACTAATTTGATTAATTATATAATATTTTTTAAAAAAATTAAAAAAAATAGCATAATATATTAGATTAATGTCAAGCACCGCAACAGATTATTTAAGCAAACTAAAAGATATGGATAAAGATTTTGCGTCTTATATGATTATGGGAATTACTTTAATATTATTGGCAGTAATGATATGGTATATTATTAGTTTGACTAAATTAGAAGCTCAAAACAACAATTTTATGAATGATTTATATCCGTCTGTCGATGGTAATATAGTACCTATTTCAGCAAATTCAACATTAGCAGACAGTTCTGGATGTTTATACGATTATTATGTTAAAACCGCATATAATGCTTGTTCAGGAGGTTCCTATAAGAACGATTTTGTAAGTACTGATGTATTGAAAGCGATCATAAAACAAGGTGTACGATGTTTAGACTTTGAAGTGTACTTGGTTGATGACAAACCAGTTGTAGCAACAAGCACACAAGATAGTGTTTACATCAAAGAAACATTTAATTCAGTTAATTTTGCCGATGTTATGAAAACAATTAATAGCTATGCTTTTTCAGGAGGCAGTTGCCCGAATCCGACAGACCCTATTATAATTCATTTACGTGTTAAAAGTAATCATCAAAAAACATATTCAAAAATGGCGACAATTTTTAAAGCATACGATTCAGTGATGCTTGGAAAAGAATACAGTTTTGAAGGTGGTGGAATCAATTTAGGAACAGTACCATTATTACAATTTCAAAGCAAGATAATTTTGATAGTAGAAAAAAACAGCAATAACAATAACGCCTTTTTAGAAAACCAAGAATTTATGGAGTATGTCAACATAACAAGTAATTCGGTTTTTATGAGAGCATATAATTATTATGATGTTAAGAATAATCACGACACAGATGAGCTAACAAATTACAACAGGAATAATATGACAATTGTATTCCCAGACAACGGCACCAATCCAGAAAACCCAAGCGGTATCTTATGTAGAGCATATGGATGTCAAATGGTGGCAATGCGTTATCAATATGTTGATAATAATCTTGAAGAAAACGCAATGTTTTTTGATAGGACTGGTTCTGCGTTTGCTTTGAAACCAGACGCACTCCGATACACACCAATTACAATTCCTGACCCTACACCTCAAAATCCCAATTATAGTTACGCCACTCGCAATGTTAGCAGCGATTATTATAGTTTCCAAATGTAATTAAATTAACGTTTTTTAAGTATTTCAATTTTTTATGTTTTTTATTAAAAATTGAAAAGAAAAATTAATAATTTTATAAAGGTATTTAATAATTTAACTAACCATATCTTTGAATACTATAATAATAAGATTTTAAAAATGGCATCTCGTATTAATTTTTGGGTACTTCGCCAAAATTATGGCGAAATCACAAATCAGACAGATATGAAAGATATGATTAGACGTCAACAGATAGTGACGTGTCCCTGGGGTGGCTGGGGAATACCAAGACAAAATGTCGTAGATGGCATTTATAATGAAAATAAAGCAGACATTTCAAGAAGACCATCCGGCGGTCAAGACCGCAAATTTGTAGAAGAAATGCGTGTTGGCGACATAGTTCTCATACCATTTAAAGGAAAAAAGGAGTGTATTATCGCGCGTATTGCTTCTGATGTTGAATACGCGATTAATACAGGTTTATATTGGAAAGAATGTCAAGACGACGGTAAAATTCGCATTTCCGATGTAGAGGAGGGAACCCCCTTTAGACCAGTCGGTAGACGTATCGTGATTAATAATGAGAAATACATTCCAAAATCTGCGCCAAACCGGAATACTCTTAGTAAAATGAAGAAAATGAAAAACGATGTAATTTTAAGTTTAGGGTTATAATTTGTATAATGTTTATAATTTGTATAATTTGTATAATAATGTATAATATGTTTTAAATTTAATTAATTAATTTAAATTAAATATGAGTTGATGTCAATGTCATCAATTAAATATTTTTCTTTTATTTTGTCTGCTAACAAAATATGAACAATTGCTTTTTTAAATTTTACTATATTTTTAATTTCATCAATAATACTGGTTAAATTTATAGAAGGTGACCAATTGTCGTAACAATCATAAGAATCGCAACATAAACAGTCCTTTTTTTTGTATTTCCGAACTATTTTTCTCTCATCATTATCAGATATTCTCAGTAAATCTAAATAAGAATTACCATTATAGTATATTTTCGGAGGCTGAAAAGGATATGTATTCTTAAAAATGAATCCATATTTTTCTTCATTTTCGGTAACAATCAATTCAACATTCCCAGAATTATTTGACAATACAAAATCGGGATATTTTTCGTATAAATTTTTACAATCATTAGCAATTCTTCTACTCGACACACCTTTTCCAAATTTTTGGAAAAACTCATTAACATAGTTGTTGTTATCCATTTTATTTATTATTATACTATTTATTAAAAAATAAATATTATATCAATTTTATATTTTATATATTTATATATATTAATATATTAATATATGAAGCAAAAAATATGTAAAGATTTAAATTTTAGTGATTGTGAAATGGCGATTTTGCGTATGGCTGTAGATCAAGCAGAGGAAAAAATGGGTAAACGAATCGCGAATTCAGAAGATATTCAAAAAATAATCAATGTCGTAGAGGATTTTTTGAAAACGGATGATTTAATATGTTATGGTGGAACTGCGATTAATAATATTTTACCAGAAGAAGACAAATTTTATAATACCGACGTAGAAATACCCGATTATGACTTTTTCTCTTATGACGCTTTAGAAAAGGCCAAGAAATTAGCAGATATTTATTATAAAAAAGGGTTCACCGAAGTAGAGGCGAAAGCAGGTCAGCATCACGGTACTTACAAAGTATATGTTAATTTTATACCGGTTGCCGATATCACACAAATTCCCAAAGAAATATTTATGGCTTTGAAAAAAGATTCGATAAGAGTTGCGGGTATTTTGTATGCGTCACCAAATTTCTTGAGAATGTCGATGTATTTAGAATTGTCGCGACCCGCGGGAGATATAAGCAGGTGGGAAAAGGTTCTGAAACGTTTGAGTCTTCTCAATAAAAACTATCCCTTAACCAGTATAAATTGTGATGAAGTAGAATTTCAAAGAGAAATGTCAGATAAGAAAAATGAGGATGCCATTTATGAAAATGTTAAAAATACATTTATTAACCAAGGTGTCGTGTTTTTTGGAGGTTTTGCTATTTCTCTCTATTCTCAATATATGCCAAGGAATTTACAAAGACGTTTACATAAAATAGCTGATTTTGATGTGCTTTCTCACGAACCTGAAACAACGGCGCAAATAGTGAAGGAGCGGTTAAAGGATATTGGTATAACTAATTGTAAAATAGTGAAACACGAACCGGCCGGCGAAATAGTCCCCGAACATTATGAAATCAAAGTGGGAAGGGATACAATTGCGTTTATTTATAAACCAATAGCGTGTCATAGTTATAATGTTCTTTTTATAAAAGGGCAAAAGGTGAAAATAGCAACTATAGACACTATGTTGAGTTTTTATTTGGCATTTTTATATGTTGATAGACCTTATTATAATGAGTTTTCAGATAGAATCTTATGTATGTCCAAATTTTTATTTGAAGTACAACAGAAAAATCGCTTAGAGCAAAAAGGATTGTTAAAACGCTTTAGTATAATATGTTACGGACACCAAGAATCAGTAGAGGAAATGAGAGCTGAAAAGGCGGCAAAATATAGAGAATTAAAGCAAAGCAAAAATAAAGCAGAACTTGATGAATGGTTTTTAAATTATAAACCAGACCAAAATAAAAATTCTTTAGAACAAGAAAAACAAGAAGAAAAGGAAAAAATAGAAAAACCAAAAAAAACAGAAAAAAAGAAAAAAACAAAGGCAAAAGCAAAAGCAAGAAAGCCTTTTTTTGACTTTTATGGTAAAAAGACCAGAAAAAACAAAAAAGGATTGTATTAGATGTACTTTTCTTACGAAGTTGTAAAAAGTAGAAAAAGTAGAATTTACAAACAATATGTTTCCAATAATATGATAAAAATATCGTGTGTTATTTTTGATATTATCTTATATACAATCGTGTTTTCAAAATTATATCCAATCAGTATTTTGCTTTTAAAATATATTAAAAGATATATAAAATTTATCATAAGCTTTTCAAAAATCATTTTTAGATAATTAAACGTCTTATTAGTAACAGACCAATCATTTACATAACTACACATTTGTGTATCCGACTGTTTAATATAAAAATTATGTATATCAAGTAATCCAGAGAGAATACGATGAAAATTCGATTTTTCATTTTTAACATTTAATAAATTGCCGATTTTATCATAACCATAAAGGTCCAAATATAGTATTTTTTTACCAGACTCATTATTAAAAATATATGGATTCATTCCATCAACATACTTATTATCATATAAAAAATTACCATCTATTAAGTAAGGAATAAAACACGATTTAATAATCGTATCGAATATTTCATCAATATCTTTATAGCTTGACTTTATCGTTTTCTTACCCTTTTTTATATTATTGTAACAAATATATAATTTACCGTTTATCTTTTCACAAATATTACTAGGTATTCTATCCTTTAAATGTATTTTAAGTTCTTTTATAGTAGGTAATTTATGACCATTTTGAAATTCCTTTTTAACAATATCATATAATGGTGACATCATATCTAAAGCATCAATAAAATATAAAATCGCTACTGCTGAACCAATACTACAACCAGATATTCTTTCGATTATAATATAGTTACGTTTTTCCATTTCTTTCAAGAAGTACAATGCTCCTACCAAATAACTACCATTAAACATACCACCATCTAAAACCAAATCAAGCCTTAATGGTGTCTTAGAATTCTTTAAATCATCCGGCAAATTTTCAATTAATTTTATTACATAATCATTTATCATTTATAAGTTTATATGTAATAAAATATGGGATTTATATTGTTGCTTTATAACGTATTTTTTACATCACTTAATTTTTTATTCTGTAAAAGTCTTTCTATGAATTTGTCTTCTTCTTTGTGTGTGACATAAATATTAATTATCTCAGCAGGCGAATAAAAACAATCATTAATATTTTGTAATTTTTCAGTGTCGATTGGTTTTTCAAATAAATGATTGTAAATCTCCGCTATAGTATTGTGGCTGGCATTATCCAATTTATGGGTTATATCGATTCTACCTGGTCTTGTTAGCGCCGAATCCAGCTTTTCATAATGATTCGATGTAATAATCAACATTCTTCCTGGTGTTTCACGAATACCGTCCCACAAATTCAAAATATCATCCAGTGTTATC